CGTTTGGGGAAGATTGGTAGTGCCTCCTGTTGTCGTTTGGGTAGATATTGGAGCCGTATCACCCAATACCTCTGGTTGCCTTGCTCCAGCATTTTCACCCAAATATTTGTTATAGCCTTCATTCCAACCAACATTCCAACCAACATTCCAACCAACATTCCAAGGGTCGCCCTGAGCTTGATATGGGGTTGGGGTTGGCACCAGTTGTGGAGTAGGAGCTGACGATGGTTTTCCGCTCTTAGCGGCATTATAGCCTTCGTTCCATCCGGTATTCCATCCAGTATTCCATCCAGTATTCCATAAATCTGCCATATTTTCTCACCTCCTTTATTATCACTTTAATAAACTTATATTTATTGCGCCGTTTTGGCTCTCCTTCTGGCAATTCTTCGTAAAGTCTGCGCCAATCTTGCTCTCTGCCCCAGCTTTCCTTTCTTCTTGCTCGCTTTCTCTAAGGCGGCGGAGGGGATTTTCTTGCCTTTCTTGACCTTAAGCGATTTTCGTAAAGCGCCGGGCTTTTTAATTGCCTCGGCTATCCATTTTTCTTTGCTCATTTTTTTCCACCTCCCTTTCCAAAAAAAAACGCCCACGAAGGTTAATCGTGAGCGTATTCCTGAATCGTCAGAAAGATTGTCCGCTTATCTTTAATTAGGATAACACAAAAGATATTCCCTTGTCAAACCTTAACCGACTTGGTCAATCATTCTCGTTATCTTATTTGAAAGGTTAATCAATTGTTGAGCCATTGGACTTAATTATGCCCTTGGTAATAAAAATAATCATTGCCGCCATTATAGACATTACCCAGTGGCTCATAAACCGGTTAATTTCTCGGCTTTCAAAATTCATTTCTTTATCATTAAGATAAAATGAAGTTCGGGGAAATCAAACCTATTAAGCTTTTCCACTTTCTCAATAACAAAACGCTCTTGGGGATGATTTGAGCGTATTTCATTGAAGCTGTCCACAATTCCCTTAAGTCTTGTTTCGTGCCATTGGCTCTTATGACCCACATAATAAGCCTCCGGTATTCCCGCGTAGGGCATTATAGCCTCAAGCACCGCTCCGTCCTTAGCCACCCGATAAATTTCCTTAAAAAGCTCCCCCACCTCATCATCGGTGAAATGCTCCAAACTGTGGCTTGAGTGGAAAGCCTCTACGCAATTATCGGGTAGGGGAATGCCTTGCCTTACATCCCAAACAATCTCTTGGCCAAAATCCTCAATATCCACTCCCAGAGCGTCAGGACATCTTTGCTCCTTTTTCCCGCACCCGATATCAAGTTTATGAACCGTTATCCCCGGCAAATTTATTCTTCTCATTTTTTCATCGCCTCCACCGTCTTTTTTATCACCTCTACCCAATCTTTGGCAATCACCCTTACATCCCGATGCTCCTTTACCCACGCATAGGCGTTTTCTCCCAACTCTCTTCTTAATAAGGGGTCGTCAATTAGGGCGGAGACTTTCCTCATAAACTCGTCTGGGGTTTTGAAAAGAAGCCCGTTCACCTTTTCTTGGACATCATCGGCATAGGGGGGGACATTGCTAACCACCGAGGGGATTTTCAAAGCGGAGTATTCGTAGAACTTGACCGATGATTTGTTGCGGTTAAATTCCTTATCCTCTAAGGGAGCAATAGCGATGTCGGCATTGATGCAGGCCATGCGATAGCCGTGGCCGTCGGCTTTTACCCACGGCCAGAAATGAACCCTTGACTTTGGCAAGCCCTTCTTCACCCCACCAAAGAGTTGGCCGACGAAGTGGAGGTGGAGCTGGGGGTAGGTTTCCATTAGCTTTAGAAGCGCCTCTTTGACCATCATCAGGTCTTCAAAATGGGACGCCCCGCCCGCGTAAACCATATTAACCACCCCCGTTTCCTTTTTAATGTCAAGCGCTGGCCAGAAGTCAAAGTTAATGGCGTTGGGGATAACCGCCACCGCCTCGTTATACTCCTTCAGCTTATTGGCCAACCTTATCGTGGTGGTTAATACCAAATCCGATTGGCTCAAGCAAAACTCATAGTCAATTAACCTTTTCCGGTTCTCGTAGAGGTCAAACTTGGCCTTGCCTTGTTGCCAAAGGGGCGTGCCGTCGGGGAGAAAAACCTCCTTAGTGCCAAGATTAGCGTAGGCATTACTTAGGGGGGAGATATTAAACAAATCGTCATCGGTTTCCAAAATCACGGGCTTATGGGGATACTTCTTCTTAAAAACCTTGACTACCTTCACGATACTTTCCGAGGCAAAACGATAGAGAAGGGCATCGCAAGCGTCAAAGGCGGCCTCCACAAGGGCGTCGTTATCGTTTGCCTTTATCTCTTGAACGGAAGCAAGTTTTTCTTGGTTGGCGATATTGGCAAAATTCTTTACCCGATACCACCAGCACCCGTCTTCCCCTATTGGCGGGGTAAGGATTTTGAGAATGTTTTGTTTTTTCATCTTTGGTTAGGGTCAAAAACCATCCATTCGGGGGCGTGCTTTCTAAAAAAGTCAGGGTCTTTGTAATAGTCTTCTCCGTAAACATCGCTAAAGAATTTATCCACCTCTACGGGCATCGAGGCCACTTTCCGCCAAACTTTGGAACGAGAGCCGTTCTTGTAAGCGCCTGACTTTTTTAGGGTAGCAAGATATTTTTGCGCCTCGGAGGAGGAACGAAAGACGCTAAAGAGCTCGGTTCGCCTCTTCCTGTTAATATCCTCGGCTATCTTGGCAATGGCGTCTTTAGTTTCTTTGTCCATATTATTATGTGCGGGAGTTTAAGGCTTTCCCGCTTAGGAAGTCTTCAACTCGGTGATTTTGCCCGAACCCGCTTCGTTTCTCGATTCCAGAGTTAATTCTGTTTCGATAACTCCACGTGTTGCTGAACCAACCTTGGCCACCTCAATGTGTTTGGTCGGTCGTAAAACGGCCGTCTTCCACAAATCGGATTGGAGAATCGCCACTTGGGCGGCATTCATATATCTGTCCGCCACAATTTTGACTCTGCCAAAGTCGGAATCGTAAACATCGACTCCCGCGACAATCTCCTTCTCGCTGGCCTCAACAAACTTAGTTGAGGAAGCCGTAAATCCGGAGATTTTTCGCTTTTGGAAGCCGTTGGCATACACCGCATCTGGTCGCCCACCTTTGTTCCAAATTGCCTGCAAGGCATCATTGAACATCGTCTCGGTAAGTGTTTCATCACCTGAGCCTGTGCCGGTAATATTGGTGGTCGTAATCCACGCCATCACTCCCTTAAGCTGTCTGGCTGTGCCAGATGCTCCACTGTTGCCAGTGTTTGCTGTGGAAGCAAAAGCATATTCAATATCCCGTGCGTGTTCTTTGAGCGCCTTGGCCATTTGGTAAGCGTATTCGTCCTCGAGGCCAGCCGTCTCCACCGCCCTTTGAGTATCCGAGACTTCGACAGGGGTAACGAATACTTGCGTATAGTTGCCTGTTCTTGCTCTCGGGTCTCTTCTGGCGAAGGTATAGTCAGCACCCTCGACATGAGCATTGGCGGTTGCCGCCGCTAACTCATCGCTAAGCCACTCATGGTAGGTTCCCTTGGCTTTAGACTTTCCAAACGCCGAGAACATCGGAGTTTCTAAAGGACTGATATTGGTTATCACATCCAATAAATCCTCTTTGTTCCCTACCGCCTGGTAGGTCTGCATTGCCGTGCTATTCGACATCTTTTCTCACCTCCTTTTATTTTAGGATTTTTTGGAGAAGATGCGCCTCTTTATCAAGTTGGCCCAATCTTCCGTCGAGCCGGTGTCCATTGCTCTTCGGTAAAGAGTTTCCTCTTCGTAATCACGAGAGGAGACTCTCCCTGAGCCAGGAGCAACCGCTCCCTGTTCACCGCTTTCGTGAAGCCGCGCCGAGGCTTCCACCTCTCCTTCGGTTCTTGCCTTACTCATGAAGCCCTTGAGATTTTCGTAAATCTCTTTAGGCGACATTTTGGGTAAAAACCCGCCACGCTCGTCGGAGTTAATCTCGACAATCAGCCTTGAGAGCTTTTCGTCAAATTCAGGGTCCTTTAACTCAGGAGCCTCCCGCGAAAGCCACTCTATTTCATCGGCATATCCTTCGACTGACCGCCTCACTTGGTCCACCTTGTCCTTTTGCGCAATTGCGCTTTGGACACGGGAATCAACGATTTGGTTTAGCTCGTCGACAGTGTATTCCCTACCGGGAACAAAATCTGACTCTTGTTCCCAAGGAAATCTGGCCGCTTCCCCGTATGGGCTAACCGCCCCTGGTTGGGAGCGCAAAGGCTCACCATATCCTTGTCCGGCTTGCTGACCGACTGCCTTGAGCTTGCCTAAGAGTTGCTGGACTCTTTTCTCTGACCGAGTTGGCCCTTCTTTCCCCTTGGTTTCCGCTTCTTCCCTCTCGGCCGTCGCCGTTTGGGCTTCCACCTCCGCCTCCGGTTCTAAAGTCGCTTTTTTTTCTTCTGGCGAGGAAACGCTGGTCTCTTCCCCAGCGCTGAGGTCTTTTTCAACCTCTTCTGCCTGCTTGTTAGGTTCCAATCTACTCACCTCCTTTTAACTAATAAATCAAGCATCAGACCCGTTATGGTTGGGTCGTCCGCACCGAGCCAAGAAGGCTCAAGTTAAGGCTTGTCCCTAACTTCAACCTTCTTCAAAATCGGCTTTCCCTCTTTGTCAACGCCCATGAATAATACCCCCGTGCCGATGTAGGCGGCGTGTTCCAGCTTACAGGAACGGCACACCAAGAACGGCCCCCTTTGCACCCAGCGATGTCCCTTCAAAGAGGGCTCGACAAAAGGGATAAGCTTTTCCTTATCGGTTTCAAGGTGCAAGACTTCACTTTCCTTTTCCTCGCTTGGTAAATCCAAGTCTTGATTTGCAAATGGCGATGGCGTTGTCTTTTTCATAGCCGGCTTTCATTACGGAATTAACACACCGTTCCATTTTGGCAACATTACGGGCGGATTCTCCGCCTTTTTCCTTCGGGAGGCCGTACGGCATTTTTCTTCACCTCCTCCTCGTCAAAAAACTTCTTGACCGCCTCCACTCGGTCAATGACCGCTTGAAGGTAGGCACAGGCAACGCTCGTCGCCAAATACTTAAATCCCACCTGCTCAACCGTGGAAGAGGCATCTACCCCCTCCATCGCTTGAAGATGGCCGATAAGGCTCTCGATATAGTCTTTAAGGGCTTGCCAACCGCTCGTTTGCGCCAAATCCGCTATCCTCTCTTCCTCTTTAGAGAGTTGGGAGGCCGGTATTTGCCGGAGACGGCGGTAGGTTGGCAGGACCCCCGGTTTGACGGCTTCCTCCATATTGTCCTCCAAACATTCGTTCCGCCACTTCTCTAATGGCCGGGTCTTCGAATTGCGACAAATCTATTCCTTGGACACCCGCCTCTTGCCCCATCACATTGCCCATTTGGGGCTGGAAATCCACCACAATCTTCTCCCAATCTTGGATACCGGCGGTAGAAATCCACCGCTTGATTAACTCGCCTAAGTCAATATCCTTGCCCTTTTCCCTTACCGCTTGAACAATAGAGGGGTTGCTCATGATAATGTTGAGAACGCCCGTCAAGGCTTGGTTCTCCAGGGCGGTATCCTTGGCTATGGAAGTGCCCGGCTCAATAAAGAAACGGAAGTTGGTGTTGGCCAAAAGGTCTTGCTTGACCGTGGCCTCGCCAAAATCGCCGCTTTCGTAAACCTCGGCCACATCGGGGTAGAAGGGCTTGATTCTTTCAATGTCGCTTTTGAAGAGGTTGAACTTTATCGGTTTCTCTTGCCTCTTGGCGATTAAATCAACGAAACGGTCGTAAAGCTCTTCCACCGCTCCCTCCATCATCTTTCTATCCCAATTGTCCCGGGCGGACTCGCGCATGGCCATTTGCTTTAAGGCCTCCGGGGTTCTTCCTAAGGCCGGCTCAATGGAGGAGCTTATCGTTGTTTCCGTAGTGCCCGCTTGGGAGAGCAGCGCCCCTTTAATGAAGGGGTAAGTGTTGTTAAAGGTTTGGATGCCTTGCGGAGAAACGGGGAAGGGGCGGATAGAGTTAGGCAATGTCTCCAGCCACCTGGCGCCGGGCTGGAAACGGATAGAGGAGGCCACAATTCCTTGGGGGTTGAAGATGGTAGGCGGGAAGATGGAAAACTTCACCCCGTCAAGGTAAAGCCTCAACAAAGAGTTGGCCGTATATTGTAGGGGTTGCCCTCTCTCAATCTCCCCCAATCCAACCACCCTATCCAATAGGGGCAAAGTTTCCTTCACCACCACCGGTAGTTTATTGTTCTTGTGGGGGTTTTCAATCTCCCTTAAGATTATCCCAAAGTCGGGGGCGTAGGTGGTCCATTTATCCCGCTCGTAACGGGTGCGCAACAAAACTTGAGCAAACGGCCCTTGCCCGCCATAGTCCGATTGTCCCCACTTTTCTTCCGGATAGCTCCGGTAGGGATAGGCGGATTTCTTCTTTCCCTCCGTGTCATTGATTTTTTGGACCAGCTCGCCAATATTCTTCCAATATTTGCCATCTCTTTTTTTAAGCCACGCTAACGAAACAAAACTATCCACAAAAACATAGTCCATATCCTGCACCTGATAAACACCGGGTTGCGGGTAGTATTGCCTAATGGGGATAAGCCAGCAATCCGGTCCCACATAGCTATCGTCTATCCGGTAATCAACCAACATGGGCATTGACCCGTAAATCATCGAGTAAATGTCCCAAAGGCGGAGTTTTATCTCGTGCTTGAATTGGGCGTTAGCGTTAGGCTTGATGTATTTCTCCAAAAGCAAGTCCGCCAGCAAAGACTTCCCCTTATCGTTGGTGTCTAAGGCTCTTACCTTGCCCGTCGGCGGTTGCGCCATGACTCGTGAAGCTCGTTCGATGACGATGGTGGAGAGGATAGGGTCGTAGACTTTTGACTTGGCCATCTTTTCCCCTACCTCATCGGCGCTAATCCCAAAGAAAACCTTTTCCCTTTCTTCCCAATCGGAACGGACATCTTCCAACGCTTGGTCGCAGTGTTGCCACTCTTGCTCAAGATGAGCCACCGAAACTTCCTCTTTTATCTTAGGAAACGATTTTTGCTTTTCCGCTTGTGGTTGAAGTTTTTTCTTTTTCTTAGCCATAGGAACACGCCTTTTGATTGGTTAAGGTGTGTTCTTTTCTCTCTTCGGCTAAGACCGGAGGAGGGGGGGAACAGTAATCCTCTTACTCTTCTTTTATGCTACTATAGTTTTCCTTGCTTGTCAATATTTCCTTATCAAGCCCTCTTGAATTTCCAACTTTCTTATTTGGCCGTTCTCAAAGTCAAAGGAGAAGGTCAAAGACCCGCTCTTCTTCTTATTCCATAGTTTCTTTATTTCGGCCAAACAAGCCGAGACCGCCTCGCTATTTTGCCCTTCCTTATACCTTATTTGCTTGAAGTTTTGCCCTAAGACGCTTACCACCTCGCCGGCATGGACTTGCAGGGTAAGGGAGGAGATGCCGTAGCCTAACTTGCGAACGGCCGCCTCCAGCTCTTGGTGAAATTGTTGGTTTTTGGCTTCCATTAGTAAAAACCCCCTTTATCAAATAAATGCTCTTCGGGGAAATCAACCCTTACCTCTCCCTCAATTTGCGGCTCTATTCTCTCCGGAAGGCTGACCACCAAATAGGAAAGGGCGTCAAGAAGGTGGTCGTTTATCTTGGCCGGCCTTTCCCTTACCTCTTGCCCCTCTTTTACCTCGTGATACTTGTAGTTCTCAAACTCCCAGACAAGGTTTTGGCAATTCTTGAAGATAAAGAGCTTCCCGTTTTGGAGCTTCTCGTTTACCTTCCTTATCCTAAAAGTGGTCCAATCCTCACTGCTCCCGCTTGTCTTATTAACGGGGGTAATCGCCAACCCATACCGCCTTAGCTCTTCAATGTCGGCGGCTTGGGCGGAGTCGGCGAAGGAATTGATAAAGCCTCTCCCCCCGCTCTTTTGCTTGGTAATTAGGGCCAAATCCGGGGTTTGCAGCCCCGCTTGGTAAATCTCGTCAAACACATAAATAACCCCCTTGTCGGAGATGGCGGCAAACACCACCCCCGTTGGGACTACCCAGCCAAAGTCAATGCTCCGGTAAAATGTCCAACTATCCTTTAACTCTATCGGGTCAATGACGTGCTTTTCCCTTAAGAAGGACTTGTAGACCAAACCGCTATACTTCTTAAACTCGGCCATTATCTCCTGCCCGAAGGTATCCTCGTCCATGTCCTTCTTTGATTGCTCAATAAATTGCTTGTCAAGGTGGGGATTGTCATAGGAGCTAAATTGCCAACTCTTCCATTGGGGGTCGCTATCCTGCCCCTTCTTCCATAATTCGTAGAACTTGTCGTAGCCTTTGGGCGTAGAGATGAACAAGGCTTTGCCGCCGCTATCAAGAAGAGCGGGCATGATAATCTCTTCCCAGACATTTTCCTTCATGGACGCATACTCGTCTAAGACGACAAAATCATAGCGCAAGCCTCGCAAGGTATCGGGACGGTCGGAGCCCCTAAAATAGAGGAAGGAGCCGTTGATGAGTTGGACAAACAACTCGCTATCGTTTCTTTTAAGGATCGCCTCGGGGGGGATTAAGGAGAAGAGCTTTTGCGGGTCGCGCCAATAGATGTCTTTGGCTTGTTGGTAGGTCGGCGCCACGATCGCCCCTATCTTGTCTCTTCCCTCGCCTATCTGAGTAAGAGCGGCCACGACCGCCAAGATTGACTTTCCCCACCGCCGCCCCGCACAAACTACCTTAAACCGGTGCGGGTCTTCCCATACCTCAAATTGCTTAGGGTGAAGCCTGATTTCTTTTTCGGTCATTTGTCTTGGACAATTTTGAAAAGGATACTTCTATTGCCGTCTTTTAGCTCCACACTTGAACTTGCCCCCTCTCCCCGCAACTCGCGCAAAATCTTGTAAAGGCCGACCAAATCCCGGAATTGGGCGTGGGGAAGTTTCTCTTCTATGAGCATTAATGTCTTAGAGGCCACCTCGTCTTCTTTCACATGGAGGAGCTTTTTTATGTTCTCGCCGAACTGTCGCCAATCGTCCTCGGGGGTTTCCTGAAGGTAGCGCCAAACGCTCCGCTCCCCAATGCCTAAAATCTTGGCAATCTTTTCTTGAGTAAATTCCAAATCATACAAGGCATGGGTAGCGGCAACTTTGGCTGGTTTAGGAAGGTCACTCTTCATATTCAAGGGTTACTTTTACGGGTGTGTTTGGCGGTATCCTGACCACCTCGGCCACCTGCTCCCGTTGATACTCGCCCGTCTCGATAACCACCGTTAACGCTCCGTCAGAGGCTCTTGGGCCGCGCACCATCACTCGGTCGGCGCCAAAGGTGATTTTCTTGTCCATACTTTTTATTTTACCACCTCTCCCCTCCCCTACTCTACCCCACCGCCTTTTCAGCAAGGGCTTTTCTTATACGCTCGTTGGCAATCTCGCAGTAGTGCTTGTCCAGTTCAAACCCGATGTAGTTTCGGTTCGTGTTGATACAGGCGATTGCGGTCGTACCCGAACCCATGAATGGGTCAAGAATTATTCCGCCCTCTTTACTTGATGTCTTTACAATTCGCTCCATTAAATCAATCGGCTTTTGCGTTGGGTGCTGT